CTCTTAAAGCACCTTCCCAACTAGACTGATTAAAGCTTTGGTCATTTACTCCACCTTCATCAAGTATAAGACTTATTTTATAAGTTTCTTTTGTGCTTATATTTTCATTTTTAGCACATCCCCAAGCTCCTACTGCAACTACAGTAGATAATAATAATACTTTTATTTTTTTTATCATTTGATTTCCCCCTTGTATTATATATTTAAAAATTATTTAAAATAATTATATAAATCCTCTATTAAATCCTTTGGAACTTCAACAAATACCCCACCGTCAAAGCACTCCATTAATTCTTCGTACTTATCAAAACCTTTTAATATACTCATATCTTTAGCCATTGAATCTTTAAATATTAATGCCATTTCAAAGTGTGTATAATCTTCTAAAGGTATTAATGCTCTGGGCATACAATAGTGATATTCACTAGCCTGTATTGATAAACTATATGGGTCTGTTATTGGCAACCATTCACAGTGCCTAATTCCTCCAGGTAAATTATTATTAAATATAGACTTTCTATTATTCATAGAAGGCATTTCATCTATTACTATTAATTCACTTACAAAACTCATTATCTTACCTCTCCTCTCATAAGTACAGACTGATAATACATTTTCTTTATTTTTAATTCTTTATCTTTATGCTTAAAGCTATTTTTATCGTTTATTATGTTACTTAACAAATAATGAATCCCACTGCCTAAAACTGATATACTTAAAATTTGTAATACCCCAAAATTTTTTACATCCTTTAAGGCTATTGTTACACCCAATACCGTTGCACCATAAGCAATTGTTAGGACTCTATTAGCGTTCTTGTTAAAATCATAAATTTCTTTATTTGCTTTTATTTCCATGTCTAATAATTCTAATCTAAATTTAACATCTTCTTTTGTCATAAAATTTCTCCCTTAATTTAAAATGGTAAAAGTATATCTACCAATTTTTCTTTATGTTCTTTACATAAATATAACCTACTACCTAAGCAATTAGGTTTTGTATCTTCTGTAAAATCAATTAATACTTCACTATCATTGTCGCAACACTCACAAATATTTTTATCATCAGAATAAATTCTAATCATCAGATTTTCCCCCTATGTCAAATAAACAATAATAAAAGAATAAAGTAATAAAATAAATTAGAACATATAATAAAATTTTCATAAGCATTTAAACATTAATTCCATACTTGTAACTTAATCTATTTTTTATACTTCTAATACTTCTACCAGTTTCCATTACTATCCTATCAAGGCTACAATTATTATTTATTCTATCTAGGAGAATAAAATCTTCTTCTTCTGACCATCTTTTATTAGTTTTTTTAGATTTATTTTTATCAGCTTCTATTTTATCCTTTAACCATTGTGGTTTACTGCTCCATAAATCTATGGTTAAATTGTAATAATTCCATAGATGTGGCACTTTAGTCAACATCACTCTTATTTGCTCTTCATTCATTTGATAACTTTTATGACCAGTTTTCCCTCTAAAGTGGTCTAAATTATATCTGTTTATTAAGTTTATAACAGTTGTTCTATCTATCCCTGTCATTTCTTCTATTTCTCTACAAGTATACCAGTTGACCTGCTCTCCTAAATTCAAAGTATAAGCCATGTGAAGTATTGCATTTTCAGTTCTGTTTAACTTCTTTGCAATTGAAGAAAGTTTTAATTTTCCCCAGCTTTCTTTTAAGTAATCACATTCTTTTTCAGTCCACCTTTGATTCTTCCCACCATGAGTATTTTTTAACTTTAAAACATGATACCCATGATACCTAACTCCACTAACTGACCTATCTAAATCTTTTGCTAATTGTTCTATGCTTAAAACTCCCCAGTTTTTGCATAGATAATCATCTTCCTCTTTGGTCCAATGTTTCCACTTCATATTTGCCCCCTATTTACTTTTTATCTATCCATTATATATTTACATTAAGAGAAGCTTAAAACCTCTCTTAATGTGGTTTAAATTTGTTTTAATAGCTATTCCCTTAATAGCTTTGCAACTTTAATTTCTATAAAAAACTCTTTTCTATTTTTATCAAAACTTTCAAACCCAGGTACTTCTTCTAAGCATAAATTATAAGCAATTTCTCTTATATTAATATCTTTTTCTATATTCACATTATCTTCTTTAATTTCTTCTTGATTAGTTGAATAATCTTCTTCTTTTTGTGGTATAATATTATCATCAATTAAATTTTTATTTTCGTTATCAGCTTCTACTTCTGCAAAAGTAGGAGCTTCTTTATTTTCATTTATATCTTCAGTACTCTCTATGCTTTCTACTTCTTCAACTATTTTTATGTTTGGTAAAAGCTTATAGCCTTCAAGAACGTATCCCATTTTCCCTAAATCTAATTGAATTTTATAAAGATTTACTCTATATTGATAAGTTTTATCCCATTTATACTTAGGATTTCTTCTTTGTATTAAATATCCTTTTTCTACTAATTGTTTAATATATCTACCTACAGTTGATTTACTCATTCCTGTCATAAGTTCTTCACTTAATTCTTCAGCAGTTTTGTATATCCACCCTTTACTTTCATCTATATTTACAACTAAATCCTCTTTTAAAGCTCTTTCTTTTTCTTCTAAAATATATTTATCTGCATCATACATTCTTTCTGACCAGTATATAAATTGATTAAGAATTAAAGCAGGTTTAAAATCTCCTGTCAATTCAACTAATTCCTCTTTTATTACTACCCTTTTTAATGGTTTCACTTTTATATCCTCCTATTTTAGTAATTTATAACTATAAACAAATATGCCGTTTATATTTTTTCTTTCTATTTCTAAATAACCTTTTTCTTTAAGCTCTTTTATTCCTGTAGCTAAAGACTTTTCTCCTGTAGAAGTCATAGAAGCTAATATTGGTTGAGTAACTTTTTCTCCATTATCATTTAAGCACTTAATCATAAAGTAAATTCCTTTAGCTTTTAATGTTAGATTTCTATCTTCAAATATTTTCATTTAATCAACCTCCTTGTTTTTCTATAATACTATTATAGTATATTGCTTTTATTATGTGCAACTATTTTTATATTATTATTCGCCTATATAAAATAAATAAATAAATAAAAATAAAATATAATCTATGGAAATAATCTTTGATTATAGTCTTTGGTATTGCTGTTTCAAAATAAAGCTATGATTTTTCAAAATAAAACTATGATTTTTCAAAATAGAATTACAGTGTTTCAAAATAAAAAATCGATATACTTAAAATGAAACTTCGATGTTTCAAAATGAAAATTCGATAATTTCAATGGTTTGATGTTATTTTTGTTATATTTTTACATATTGGTAAACAACATTATTTCTCGACCACCCCAAAAAGGGGATATCGAAAATAAGTTGTGGATATTGTGGATTATGTGAATAAATAATGGAATAATTTTACAAGCACCTAGTAGGTATAAGGAATTTATTTCCAAACAAGATTAAAAAACTTAACATCTACACAAAATAAATATATAATTACTTAATAAATAAAGGAGGATATAAAATGAATAGCATAATAGCCAGAAATTATATTAACTTATTAGAAGTTAAAGAAAAAAACGAATTATGCAATTGTAAGTGTAATTTAGATGTATTTAGAGAACTTAATAAAGAGAAAGAAAAGAAGCTTGATGAACTAGATAAAAAATTTATGCCTTATAGATCTGAAAGTAAAATAAATATTCTATATTGTAAAGACTGTGATAGTTTATATTTAATGAAATCTCATTATGAAGCTTCATCAAAAATTGATTTTGAAGATATAGAATTTATTCTTAAAAAAGATTATTTTAAAGCAAATGATTATATAAATAGCTTAGAAAAAAGATATAAAACTGATGATACACATACTATATATGTGGATAAATACCTTGTAAGAATTTTAAAACATATAAATAATGAAAAATATTCAATGAAATATATTTCTATTGAAGATACAGTAAAGGAATATGAATATATTAAAACTAAAGAAATATGCTATAACTGTGATAATAAATTTTTAATAGAAAATAATTTAATAGAATGTTTAAAGAATAAACAAACATACGAAGTTACTCATACTTGCAATGATTTCGATAGTATATATAATTACTTTGATGATGAAGGTGAAGAATAATGGAAGAAAAGCAATTTACTAGAGGATGGTTAATATTACAAGAAAATGGAAGATATGGTGCAATTACTAAAGAATTTTCATCAGGAACACCGGTAGAAGTTTTTGTAGATGGATATATAGTAAAAGGAACTATTGAGTTTAGTTGGGATAATCAAGAATATTATTTATTAGGTGATGATGATAAATATTATAAGCTTAAAAATGATATGGAAATTTTATTTTATTAAATCTTGCATAAAAAAGAAGCTATCAAAATAGATAGCCCTTTTCCTAGCATTGGAAGATATAAATTTATGTTTAACATTTGTTATGTTTATCATATATTTATAGTAAAAATTTGTCAATATTAAAAGGGTTTCTAGTATTCATATAGAATATATAAAATATTGGTATAATAACTCTGTTAGTACCTCTTTATTTTTAATATATAAATTTCACAAAATTTTTAACTTCCCTTAAAAGATTGATTTTTATAATCAGTCTTTTTTGTTGCAATAAAAAAAGAAGCTAAATCCCCTTATAGCTTCTCCTTCTGAACTGTATATATAGCAATGCGTTGATATTACTTTTCCCCACTAAGGACTTTATTCAGCTCCATTATAATCTTTAGCCGATTAACTGTTGAATGTGTAAGTCTACAACTAGACTGTGAATGAGTGTTTGGGAAACTCATTCTATGTGAAATAAAAATAAAAAGGTTTTATATATTTATATTTTAGCAAATAAAAAAGACTACTGCAACAACAATAGCCTTTTATCAATAACTTAAGTTTAGGGATATTTTTATAAATTTAATTAATAAAATAAAAAGTTCTAAAAATGATTAAATATATTTGGATTTGTTTAATTATATTCTACCATTTATTACAAATTTAGTAAACTATCTTATTATTAAGTATGTAGATGTATAACCTTGTTTTTTAAGTTGTCCAGCTATGCTATTAGCTTTATCTTTATCTTTGTATGCTCCAACACATACTGCATATAAATTCCCATTATAAATAGGCTCTATTTTCTCTTTATAAGTTACACCAAAATATTGGCATATAGCTTTTACAGTAGCTTCTACTAATTCATTTCTATTATTTTTAAGTATCTTTAAATCATCTAAGTTTGAATAAAATCCATATTCAACTAATACACTAGGCATTGAAGCTTTATATATTACAGTAAAGTTTTCAGATTTAACTCCCCTATCTTTAACATTAGAATCTAGCTCCTTCATAGCCTTTACTATATTATCATTTAAAACTTTAGCAAAATTCTTTGATGTAGTAGAAGCATTTTTAGCAATATAAGTTTCAGTACCTCTAGCACTTTCGTTTGAGTAGGCATTAGCATGAAGTGAAATAAAAATACTTTTAGGCTTAGAATTTCTTAACCAGTAATCATTAGCTAAAGAAGCTCTAGTTGATAGGTTTATATCTGGTACAGTAGCAGGATTAGGATTAGTTAAAAATACTTTTATTCCTAATTGTTCACATCTAGATTTTATTTTATATTGCATATCGTTGTTAAATTCCCACTCATAGAAATTTTGAGAAGCATTATTTTTCCCTTTAGTTGATTTTGCATGACCTGCGTCTAGTATAAGTAAATTCATTTTAATTAAACACCTACTTTTTCTTTTATAACTTTTATATCATCTTCTATTGCTTCAAGTTTGCTATTATTATTTTCTAAAGCTATAGCAAATTTATCTAGTTTACTATCAAACTTTTCTATAGTTTCCCTATACATTTCTCTATCAAGTTTATTATCTTCTCTAAGATTATCCATTATTTTATTTATATCTTCCCTTGAAGTTTTGTCTTTTTGAACGAAGTAATATGCAAGGCCAACAACAGAAGCTATTGGAAACCCTAGATTTGAAATTATTTGTTCCACCTTATCACCTCTTTTATATAAAAATAATGCTAGAGAAATTAATCCCTAGCATTTTAATTTGATATTTATTTTTTACTTTCTCTCATTATATGTCATAAGAAAAATATATTTTGCAATTTTGAATACTGCCCTTGTTGGGGAAATCTAAATATATTTCATCTAAAGGCTGGATATCTGGAATATCTATAGTTTTATTTGTTACACTTGACGGAAAACTCCAAGATTTTATAGTTTCATCACCTCTTTTATGTCTTAAATAATAAGTACATGCGTTTGCTGATGATATAAGTTTAAATCGTATACCTCCTTTAAATATTGCAAAAAAGCCAATTTTAGAGTTTGCAATTAAGTTTAACCAAGTAGCTTTGCCAGATTCAAAATCATAGGTGCCGACTTCTGGACCATATTTATAAGTATCCCCTGCTTTATATGTGGGGAAAGAAGGCATTCCACTTGATACCTTGTCAATCAAACTTGACATTTTATCTTCACTTGAAACTTCTACACCTTTTAAACTTAAAGCAGTAGATAAATTACTATGACAATTTTTTAATTCATCTTTTATACTAGTAGTTTCATCAACTAAACTTTTAAGAGTTGCCATTATAACACCTCCCTTATTGCATTTATATTATTTTCTAAAGTAGATACATTTCCATTTAATTCACCTTGTAAATTAGTTATAGCATCTTCTACATTTGAACCATTAGCCATAGCAACTTTACTAGCAACTAATTCTAATCCATCTATTTTACCTTTTACATCTTGAATAGCATTATCTATCTTATCCATATTTCTATTATGGACTTCTATGTCATAATTTTCATTAAGTAGAGGTTTTTCAAGTTGTAAGTTTTCACTTGTTACTGCTCTTACTATGCCTTTTTCATTTTTTAAATATTTTTTAGCCATATTATTTACCTCCTCTCAGTTCACTAGAGTTTCTAATTTCATCGTGAGTATAATTAGCTAATTGTTCGTGAGTATAATTTGATATATCTAAATGAGTGTTATAGTTAAACTTATATGAATGAGCTAAATGGCAGGGCTTAATTTCTTCTATAGTTTTATCAAGCTCTGCAAAAGCTTTAGGAACTCCTATGCTCCCTACAAAATTCACAACAAAACTATAATCCGAATGGTTAACAATTATTTCAACCTCACCACAAGAATAAGACTCACATATGTTTTTTATAACACTTATAGTAGATGTTCCCCTACTTCTCATTTTAGCTTTTATATTTTCTCTTCTAGTTTGTATATCATTATTGTTTTTAGATATACCTAACATCTTCTCCCATTTATCAAGGCCAAATGTAGCACTATCAACATAAAATTGATTTAAAGTATTTTCAACTTCATCATTTATAGAATTAGCTTCTACAGTAAAAGAATTTTGTATAGGTTTAGTTATATCATTATAATAAAAAGAAGGTAGTTTAGTAATTAAACTCAACTAAACCACCTCCACTAAATTTATTTCAGATATATTTATTATTTTATCTTCTGCTATAGATATATTTATATTATTATCATTTACTAAAAGACTTGATATATCTTCTATTCCTAAATGGTTAGCTAATAAACCATATACTTTAGAATAAGTTAACTCTGTTGTAACATCTTTTAAATGCTCATTTAAAGAAGCTTCAAAGTCTGCTTTTACATCTTCTAACTCATAACCTTCTTTAAGTTCAATAGAAGCATTTATAATTATATTTAAGTTTGTCGGAGTAGTTACAGTTAACTGACATCCTACAGGCATATTTTCAGATATATGAAGCTTACAAGCTTCAATTATTTCATCACTAACTGGCTTATTATCATTTCCAACTATCATAACCTTAACAGTACCGTTGCCATTCCATAAAGGGTAAACTATAGCACGACCAACTCCATTTACTTCTAAAGCCCATTCTTCATAGTGATTTTTATTTCCACTTGTAGAAGGATTATTAACAACTTTAACAAATCTTTTTCTTAAATCTTCATCAGTTTCAACATCTACACCATTAGTAAATTCACTTTCATTTACTAATTTAGTAACTTTATCATTCTTTTCGACTAATTCAAATTCAGTATTTGCAAGTAAGTTATATTTATATCCTACTTCATTAGCTTCTACATATAAAATATTATCTGCTGGGAATTCTATATCATTTAATACAGTAAAATATAAGTCATTAGCTTTTATAAGAGTACCATTAGTAATTACAGCACCTTCTTTACCTTCTATTTTTATTTCTCCTATAGCTTTAGTTCCAGCTTTTCTGCATACCCCAAATTCACCTACTCTTTTATCTAAGTAAGTGTCAAAAGTATCATCTATAAACCCAAGAGATAATATATCACCCATGTTTATATATGCTTTTGCTAGTTCTTCAACTAAAGGAGCTACCATATTAGATGTGAAGCTACCTTCTCTTTTGTCTATATCTATGCTTATATTATCAAGTATTCTTTGTTTTATAACCTCATACGTTTGATTACTAAACATTAAATAGTCACCTCACTTTCTCCATATATCGTAACTATTTTTATATCAGCACTTAATAAATCATTCTTAAAATCAGTATCCATTACAGTTACTTCTAAGATATAAGGATTGATTAATAGTGCTTCTTTTATATATCTTTTAGCTTCTTCTTTAGTAAGTGATGGAGTATATGCTTTACCTATTAGGTCCATTAATTCACTTCCATAATTCCAACTATAAATTGAATAGTTATATCTAGGAGTTAATAGTGCTTTATACACCCATACTTTTATAGCTTCATTACCTTCAACTATTTTAAAATCTCCATTTTGTATTATTGGAGCATTTCTTTTAAAGTCCCAAGCTATCTCCTTATACATTGGAAAGCTATTATCAACCTTTACTTCATCAGTATTACTTATAAAAGGGAATAAACTCATATACTCACCACCTTATCTAAGATTATAAATTTATCATCAATTCTAAGTAATATTACTTTATCATTAACTTCTAATTTGTCTTGTATATTAAATTTAATTTGATGCCTATGGTTTCCATCTCCCGTAGTGTCCCCACCGTGGGAATGTCCTTGATATTCAGTAAATAAATCTTCATTTCTATCTAGTAACCATTTACTAATTAAAAAATCATCTTTATCTAAAATAATATCATTTAGTTGGACCTTTAAGTTAGGTAATGGAGATATTATTTTAGCAATAAAAAAAGAAGCTTCAACTTTAGTAGCTTCACCCATTAAACTATATAATTCTAAAAATGGATTTTTCATTTTAATAATACCTCCTTGCCCTTACAAATCTACTTGAATAATATGAACTGCTTAAGTTATCGTATTTAACTGGTTTACTTTTATTTGGAGCATGAATAAACTGACCATTACCAACATACATTCCAACGTGACCAACTTCTGCAGAAGTAGTTTTCCAAAATAATAAATCTCCAGGTTGTAAATCAGATTTACTAACTGCTTTACCACTCTTACTTTGAGCTAGTGAAGTACGAGGAATAGATATTCCCAACTGTTTATGACACCAACTAGTTAAACCACTACAGTCAAAAGTATTAGGTCCAGTAGCCCCCCAAACATATCGGCATCCCAACTTTGATTTAGCTAAATTAACTAGCTTTTCACCTATAGAATCTGAAGAATTGCTACTAGAAGAACTGTTACTTGATGAAGAACTAGAGTTACTATTTGATGAACTTGAAGCACTTTCAGTTTGTTCATCTTGCCCTGCTTCAACTTCATTCATTATATTTTTAAAGCTTAACTCTAAATCTATAGTATAGCTTCCACCACTCCAAGTGTGACTATCGCTATCTATGTAAAATAAACCTACTAAACCAGTATTGCTATCTTTTACTTGAACACCACACCCAGTTATACAAGTTGTATCTCCAAACCCACTTAAACTGCATGTTTGACTTATTCCATTTAACATAGCTTTAGCTTCTGCATTAGCATCTTTATTTTCTTCTTTTTTATAAACTTCTTGAAATAATCCATAAGTTTTAAGCCATTCGTCATTGCTAACTTCTGATGATTTATTTCCATTATCATCTACAATTAATACTTTGTTAACCATGCTTGATACACTCTCTTTAAAGTTAGAAGATAATATATTTTTACCTTCCTCAAAAGATAACTTAAGCTTTACATTACCTTTTTCAGATGAACAAAATTTATCTCCCTTAGAATATACCATGTACTTTTTACCAGTTTTTTTAGCTTCTTCTGTGTATGCTGTCATTATCATGTCATATGCAGTAGTTCCTAAAAATACTTTTTTTATTGGAGTTGATGCTCCTACTATATCACCTTTATTTAGTTTATATTCATTTAAAAACTTATTATATATACTAGAAGCAGTTTCATCTTTTATATTATAAGATACTTTTATATCATTAAGCTTTGCTGCATAATCATAGCATAAAAAGCTTATACTATTATCACTAGACTTTTCTCTTTCATATACAAAGCCCCTAAATAATTCATTGTTATCTTCATAAAATAAAATCATACTCATTAAAGGTATATCAACTTTAGGGATATTTATATTATTCCCATTAATCAATGAAAACTCTAATTTCCTAGCACAACTTTTATAATCACCACTCCAAGTTACAGTGGTTAATAAATTTGTTATGTCTTTCTTCTCACCATTAGTATTTTGATATATTAATTTAATCAAGGGATTATCAACTCCATATTTGTATATATAACATTACTTTTAGCTAGAGAAGGATATTTACCTTTGTTAGCTTCTTTTATCTTAGGATATAAACTACCCTTGCCATAATACTTTTGAGCTATAGCCCATAAACTATCACCTTTTACAACTTTATGTGTCTTTTGAGTGATATTATTGGCATTGTTTTTATTATTAGAGCTGTTATTATTGTTATTGTCAGTAGGTCTACTTGCATTTTGAGTATTACTAGAATTGTTTTCAGTAATTACAGGTATAGTTATAGGTCTACATTCTAATAAATCTATACTGTAATATACATCACCTGTACCATCTTTTTCACCATAGCTAAAATTAGTTATATACATTTCTTGATTTATATCAGTACCTGTTAATATTACCCTTACTACAGTACCTTTATTTTTCCATTCTTTAAAATGGCTAACCATATCATAAGGCTTTGGCACATTAGAATATTCATTAAAACCGTAGTCTTTGTTTGGGAAGAAGCTTGACAGGTTTAATTGTGCCAATCCATTAGAATTAAACGTAGCAACATCACCCAAACCAATAATATTATTAGTTTCATAATCTGCCCCTATAACTCTTTCAAATTCACTAGGTATTACAGGAAGTCTTATTGCCTTATCTTTAGTTTTAAACCATATCTCAGCTAGCATTAATAAGCACCCCCTGCATATACCATTTTATTTTGATTAATCTTTTGAACTAATTTATTAGCTATCTTAGTTATATCTGCTTCTTCTCTTACAGTTAATCCATTTATAACTATATTTACACCTGTATTAGTGCCTTTTTCGTATCTATTAGCTTCTTGTTTTGTTAAGACTTTTTCTCCTTCATGAAGTGTTCTAACTGTTCCATCACGAGCAATTCTACCACTACCAAAGGCATTTCTACCTTCACTCTTGCCACCAAGTACACTTTTAGTAATGCCTACAACGGCTCTAACAGGAGAAGTTATTATTGAAACAAAATTTTTCCACCAAGAAACTATGTTATCTATTGCATTTTTACAGTCAGCTTTTAGCTGATTCATACTTCTACCCCAGTTTGCTTGAACTACGGCAATAGCAGCATTAACGGCAATTATTGCAGCTATAACTGCACCTACAGGGCTACAAATAAAAGCAAATGCAGCAGCAACAACTCCACATATAACACCTAAAGCTTTTAGTGCTAATATTATACCTGTTACAATAGGGGCTATAGTTACTAATACTGCTCCTACTCCTGCAACAATTCCCCCAAACATTAATATTTGTTGAATTAGTTTTGGATTTTCATTTATCCAGCTTACTATTTTGTCTATAACAGGAGATATTTTATTCATTAACTGTTCTAAAGTTGGCATTAATGCTTGACCTATGGAGTTTTTAACTAAATCAAATTTTCCTTTTAACTCATTCCACTTGTCTTTA